TTTATCAATTAAATCTTTTTTGTATTTTTTAAAATATTTTTCTGTTTGAAAATATCCCCTAATATTACAATTGTCAGGAATATTATGTATATTTTTATCATAATTAAAGTGAGGTTCTATATACATAGAACTCATAAAATTTTTAGATGAATCTGAGGCTGATAATTCAAATACATCAGGTAAACAAAAATGTAATTTATCGTTATTACTACGTTGATTATATGGGACACCAATTTCACAATTCAGTTCTTTACCTAAAGCGTAAAGAGTAGCATATTGAAACATTTGGTTACCAAATCTACCATTAGTTCCTATTGATTGGCATGATATCATGAGGAGACCTGTATTTCTAATTTAACATTTTGATCTCGAATAGGAAACTCACTATTTTTATCTACTAATGGTTTAGATGTTACAGATTCCCATTGATTTGCACTTTGTCTTGCATTAGCTTGTACAAAAAAAGGTTTATTTGGTGTAATAACATTAAATCTTTCTTGTACTAAAGCACAACCATTATCAAATGGGATTTTTAATCTATAAGCAAAAATTTTAGCTATGTCTGCCACAGTTTTTCTATAATCTTTATTAAGATATAAAATTGCATGTGTTGCTAAAATTTTACCAATACGCATATAATGTTTATCCACACGTTTGGTTATATAATGTTGATTTCCAGAAGAAACTCCAAGATATACAGCATCTGTATCATCTTTTACTTCAATTTGAGGATGAAAATCTGGTGTAAATTCAGCATCATCTTCTAAAATTAAAATAGGGCAATCATATCGAGTATCTTCTAGAATATCAATATGTGATTGAGCACAACCAACATAATGTTTAATGGTATCTGGAGTACCATGTGGTGGGGCTATTTGTATGGCTGATTTACGGTGGGTATTGGAAAATCTGTGCTCACGAAACCTTTGATTCATGATTTCTGCGTTGCCAGTAGCACTATCAAGATTAATCCATACGGTAGGTATTTGTCTTAGATCTATAATCATATTCAATTTAATTTAAAGGAGACTTAGAAACAATATTATAACATATTTTTAATAAATAATCAAGATATATCTTGACTTTTCTTAAAGGATACTCTATAGTATACTTATAATGAATTTAGAAACCCTTAAAGATAACATTAAAAAAGATTCTTTAATAGACTCTACAGAGTTAGGTAAAGAAGCTATAAGGACTCCTGCTATACATGGTAAGTACTTGAATATACACGCAGACCTTAAGATAGAACTTCAAAAATTAAATAATGCATTCTTGATCATGCGATTAAGAAAATGGAAAATTTATACTGGTCACGCAACGCAAGACGAGTTGGTTGAATGGGGTGAAGATCCATTTCAAATGAAATTATTAAAAACTGATCTAGATAAATTTCTAGAGGCAGATCCTATATTATTAAAAATTGTAACTGATTTAAATATTCTTGAAATCAAAGTTAAGATGGTAGAAGATTTTTTAAAGGTTTTAACTAATAGAAATTTCTCTATTAAGTCTGCTATCGATTGGAATAAGCTTGTTAACGGTATCTCGTGATGACATAAATAATTGTAGTGTATACTATAATTGCATCAGCGGAAGACCATACAAAATATAAAATTGATTGCGAAGATTCTGTAAAAAGAGAACTTCGTTCTTATTTTTCATTTAAAGTTCCTGGTGCAGAATACATGCCCCTATACAAATCTCGTATATGGGATGGTAAAATTAAATTATATGAGATCAATAGTTCAACTCTTCCATGTGGACTCAAGACATATCTTAAACGATTCTGTGATGAACGACACTATAATGTTATTTTTGATGATAAAGATGTAGATCCAATAGATATTAATTCTGAATCATTTGATGAATTTTATAAAACTTTAAATGTCACTGTTAAAAAAGAACCTGTAATTCCACATCCCCACCAAAAAAATGCTGTCATACATGCATTAACAAATGCCCGATCTGTTGTCGTATCGCCAACAGGTAGTGGTAAGTCGCTTATTATTTATCTAATAATTCGATACTTATTACGGTACTGCCTAAAGGCTCCCAAGAAAATTTTATTATTAGTCCCCACTGTTGGGTTAGTACAGCAGATGGAAGCAGACTTCTTTGATTATTCAAAAAACGATAAATCTTGGTCTGTAACAAAATTTGTACATAAAATCAGTGCTGGCAAAGAAAAATTAACAGATAAGCCAGTTGTCGTATCTACATGGCAGTCTGTGTACAAACTTCCTAAAGAATGGTTCGATCAATTCGAGGCTGTCATTTTTGATGAGTGTCATCTTGTAAAAGCAGACTCTTTGGTCAATATTGGTAAAAAACTGACAAAGGCTTGGTTTAGGCTCGGGACTACAGGTACGCTGGATCAGACCTTGGCGCATAAACTCTCAATAGAGGGCACGCTAGGGCCATCTGTACAGTTTATAACAACAAGGGGGCTAATCAGTAAAGGAGTACTGGCAAAGCTTGGGATAGACTGTATTGTTTTGGATTATGATGACCAAACGCGACATAGAGTAAAAAAATTAAAATATCAAGACGAAATGGCTTATTTGGTTGAAAATTCAAAACGCAATGATTTTATTGTAAAATTGTGTGGAGAAACCCAAGGTAATACACTCGTTCTTTTTAACTATGTCGAAAAACATGGTAAACCACTTTATGAGTTGATCCAAAAACAATACCCAGAAAAGAAAGTATACTTTATTTCAGGTAAAGTTGATGCAGAAAATAGAGAATTTATTCGAAAGATAATAGACAAAGAAAAAAATGCTATTCTAGTTGCCTCTTTTGGTACTACAAGCACAGGTATTAATATCGTACATCTCGACAATATTATCTTTGCATCTCCTACAAAATCAGTAATACGCTTATTACAAAGTATTGGGCGCGGATTGAGAACATCTGCAATCAAACAAACACTCAAGGTGTTTGATATTGTTGATGATATGTCATGGAAAAGTTATAAAAATCATGTGCTGAAACATTTTGAACAACGCATTAAAATATACAAAAAAGAAAAGTTTGATCATAAAGTTTTTAAGATCAAAATATAAAACTTCTTTTGGATAAATAGTATTGAGGAGGAAGCATGGAAGAACAAGATCCTAAAGCTTCATCGTCTATAAAAGTTATTAAACTCTCTAGTGGTGAAGAGTTGATATCAATGGTGGATGAATCACCAGACGAAGTCGTTCTCTCAAACCCGGCTAAGATTGTCTTTTATACAACATCAACTCCAGATGGTGAGGTAATTGAATGTTTGCGTGTTACTTCTTACTTGGCTAACATCAAAGAAACTTCTATTACGATTTTAATGAAACATGTTATATATCTGGCAGAACCATCTGAAGATATTCTCAATATGTACAATTCATATTTGGAATTTATGAATGGTTTAAAAGATGATGTTATATTAGCAGAAATAGAACCAGATCATGACAACATGGATGTTGCATGGGCATTATTTTCTGATCCACAATTTATTGATTTTGTACAAGAAATTTATGAAGAACATCTTCAAGATTCAGAAATTGACGAAGAAGAAGATAGAGAAGAACCATCTGAAGAATTGTTTGATACGTTAAATGCTGAATGGGAAAAAGCAATTAATGAAAATAGAAAGAAAAGAAAATACAAGAAGGAAGATTTAAAACTACCTTATATTCCTGACAACGAAGCATCAGATCCACAGAGTTGGTCTGATAATCCAGAAGACTATCTAACATGACAAACATCAATCCTTTATTATCAAATTGTTACAAATTTATTATATCCAGAGGAGATAGTAATCTTGAATTGTTTGGTCAAACAGTTGCATTACCCGGTATTCAATTAAGTGTAAGCCCACAGCCAACTACTCTGGGTGTTCAGATTCCGGTTGCTACAAATACATTTACATTTGAATCACTTGTTCTCGAATTTATCGTAGATGAAAATATTGAAAACTGGAAAAGCATATATGATTGGATGTCATCTATCGGTAATATTTCTAACGATACAGATAATGAAATGTATAGGACCTGGGCAACAACTGCATATCTACAAGTTCTTGGATCTAATTATTATCCAATCAACAAAACTGCAGTGTTTCATTATGTGATTCCAACTGCTTTGAGTGCTCTTACTTTTAGATCTGATCTTGGTGATAGCACCCCGATGAAAGCAAGAGTTACATTTGCCTATTCATATTACGATTTTGATTAATTTTTAAAAACATACAAACCAATGAAAAACCCTCGGGTGTTTAGCCCGAGGGTTTTTGTTTATAAACTCTATCTTACGTATTAGTTACCGTAAGTGTTACCATGCAGACCATTGACGCGGGTGAGGCGGTAGTACTGATTAGCACCAGACTGATTGGTGAAATCTGAACCATATGGTGTACCATCGTTCTTGAGAACGTATGGGTTAGCAACCATACCGTAACGTGTCTTAAACGCAATACGAGGTTGGAAGGTACCTGGGTCAATAGCTCTCATCATTTGGAGTGGAACGTATGGGCAGTAGAATACACCTGCATCATACGGAGACTCGCCCTTATAACCAACGCAGAAGAAGTTTACACCAAGCTGTGAATACGG